TTCAGCTCCCAGGTCTCGAAGACCGAAGGCGTGATTTTGGGAAGCCTCCTCTATTCATACGCTGTAGACCCGGGACCCGGGATGATGGTCCTCCCGACGCTCGAGCTTGCGTCCTCCGTCTCGACGGATCGCCTCGCGCCCGCGCTGAAGTCCTGCGATGCGCTTCGCGACAAGGTGAGCGGAGCCGTCCGCGCGTCCGATGCCGCGGTCCTGCACAAGCGGATCAACGGAGCGCCGCTCACCATCTGCGGCGCCAACTCCGCGTCGAGCCTCTCCTCCCGTCCGGTCCGCTACTTGTTCTGTGACGAGATCGACTTGTGGGACGCCGCGACGGAGAGCGGTGACCCCCTCGCCTTGGCGATCCAGCGCACCGCAGCATTCCGGCGCCGGAAGATCGTCCTCACCTCTACGCCGACCGTCCGGGGCGCGAGCCGCATCGAGGACTACTACGAGCGAAGTGACAAGCGCGTGTTCGAGATGCCGTGCCCGCGGTGCGGCGTGTTCTTCCTCCCGGAGTGGCAGCACGTCCGGTGGGAGTCCGGGCGTCCGGAGACGGCGCACCTAGTAGCGCCGTGCGGCCACCGGATCGAGGACGCGGAGCGCGCGGGGATGGTAGCGCGGGGACGCTGGCGCGCTACGGCGCCCGCGGGACGGATCGCAGGCTTCCGGACGTGGGCGATCGTCTCTCCCTTCCGGCGCTTGGATGAGATGGCGAGAGACTTCTTGGAGGCGAAGGGGAACACGGAGACGCTGCGGAGCTGGGTCAACCTGACGCGCGGGGAGAGTTGGGAAGAGCCTACGGCTCGCGTCGAGGCGCCCGCTCTGATCGGCCGCGCGGAGAGCGATGACTGGTATGAGGCGCTCCCCTCCGGAGTCAAGGTCCTGACGTGTGGCGTAGACACCCAGGACGACCGGCTGGAGGCGCTCGTAGTGGGCTGGGGTGACGGAGAGGAGTCCTGGCTCGTGAGCCGCGAGCTGCATCCGGGCGACCCCAACACGGACGCACCGTGGCAGAGCCTTGACCAGACCCTCGACGCGGAGTGGCGGACGGCGGACGGCGCCGCGCTCCGGATTGCCTGCACGTTGATCGACGCGGGCGGACACAGGGGAGATGCCGTCCACAAGAACGTCCGCGCGCGGAGCGGGCGCCGGGTGTTCTGCACCTATGGCCGCGCGGGCGGTGAGAAGGGTCAGCTCGTCTCTCCGCCGAAGCAGCTCGATACGCCGTTCGGCCAGGTGACGAGATACATCGTGGACTCCGATCAGGGGACCGCGCTCCTTCACGCGCGCCTCCGGCTCGAGCCGGGTCAGCCGGGATCGATCCACCTCCCCGCGATCGGCGTCGAGTCCCTGGTCGCGGAGCTGACGGCGGACGTGATGAGGACCCGACGCAACAAGTTCGGATCCGTCGTCCGTGAGTACGTGAGGACCGGGCGCAATGAAAGTTCGGATTGTTGGAGATACGCGCTCGGGGCGCTCCGGATCGTCGCACCCACGGACGCGCGCCTCGACATGGTGAATCAGAGAACACGGAAGGTGAAGTGATGGACTACACAGGGAAACGGACCGCGGTCCTCGAGCGGCTCTCCGCCGCCGGGGACAGTGATGCGGCGGCAGAGCTGAAGAGACGGAAAGACGGAGGCGCCGCTCCGGTCCTGGCGCCGGAACAGCGGAAGGCGCGGAAGCTGATCGGCTGGCAGCGCCCACTGGCGAGCACGTTCTACCCATGGTGGCCGCCGCAAGTCGGCCAGCCGTCTTTCGAGATGCACACGCAGGCAAACGAGTACTGGTCCCGCGAACGTGAACGTGAGCGGGAGCAGTTGAAGTCCCGCGGCTACGTCGTCGACGAGCCGCGGCTGGAAGAGGAACGCAGCTGAGGAGCTGCAGGAAGGACAAGACAATGTCGTTCTGGAATTCGTTGGTGGACCGCTTCCGCGGTCCGAAGATGACGGTGGCGCCGTCCGCGGTCCCCGAGAGTGGGAGCCGCGCGGCGCGCACGAAGCAGTGGAGTCCCGCGCAGATCACCGGCGTGACGCTGACGAAGAACGCGCGGACGATTCGGGACCGGAGCCGCGCCGCGTGGACGTCGGACGCCTACGCGCGCGGTGGCATCGAGAGGAAGGTCGCGGCGATCTGCGGGACCGGCGTCAAGCCGCTCTCCCAGAGTCCCGACGCGGCGTTCCGGAAGCAGGTCCACGAAGCCTGGTTCGCCTGGACGGAGAACGCGGGCGCGGGTCTCACCAAGGACTTCTACGCGCTCATGACGTCCGCCGTCCGCGAGTGGCTCGTCTCCGGTGAGGCGTGGATCCGGCTCCGGACGCGCCGTCCGGAGGACGGTATCCCCGCGGCGCCGCTCCAGCTCGAGCTGCTCCCCGCGGAAGCGGTCGCGGAGGACCTGACGCAGCAGTCGAACGAGAGCCGCGCCGTGGTCCAGGGTGTGGAGATCGACGCGATCGGGAAGGTGCGCGGCTACCACATCCGGAGGAAGAACATCACGACGGGTCAGTATGACCAGCAGCCGTCCTTCGTCAAGGCGGAGGAGATCGTCCACCTATTCGCGGAGTCTTTCCCCGGTCAGCTCCGCGGTCTGCCCGAGCTCAGCTCCGTTCTGTTCCGGCTCCGCCAGCTCGACCTGTTCGAGGACGCGGTGCTGACACGGGCGCAGCTCTCGAACCTCGTTACGGCGTTCATCACCGGCGGGGACGATTTGCTCCCGGAGGACGAGGATGGCGTCGTGAGTCTCACACCAGGGACGTTCCAGCGGCTCGCCCCCGGGGAGTCCGTCAACTGGTCCGAGCCTCCGTCGCTCGACGGTAGCAACTACGAGACGTTCGTCCGCGCGCAGCTTCAGGCGGTCGCGAGCGCACTCGGGACGTCCTACGCGGACCTGACCGGGGACGCGCGGGACTTGACGGACAGGGTGCTCCGGATCCAGCGGCTCGACTGGCTCCGGCACATCGAGATGCTCACGCACCAGGTCGTCGCTCCGGCGCTCTCCCGCATCTTCGAAGTCTGGTACGCCGCAGCCGTGGAGGCGGGGACGTTGAAGCCTCCGACGAAGGACGCGGCGCACGCCAAGGTGGAGTGGACCGCGCAGCGGTTCCCGCACTTCTCACCGGACCAGGAAGCCAACGCCGCGGAGACCAACCTCCGTCTCGGCCTGACGTCCCGGAGCGCGATGCTCGCGGCGGACGGCCTGGACCCGGAGGCGGTGGACGCGGAGATCGCGCAGGACAACGCGCGGGCGGACTCTCTCAACCTGAAGTTCGACGGCGACGCACGTAGCGGCGGCAAGACGGCTCCGGCTCCTTCCGGTCCGGCAACGCCTTCGCCCGCGCCGGGTCGTCCTCCTATCCCGGGAAGGAACTGAGTCATGGCCTACACCCAGTCGGATCTCGACGCTAGCGAGCGCGCGATCGCGCGCGGGGAGTCTACGGTCCAGTTCGGGGATCGGATGGTGGTCTACCGCTCCATGACGGATCTACTCCGCGCGAAGAACGAGATCGTGGCCGCGCTCAGCGCGCGGACCAAGACGTCGATCGGGACCGGATCAAAGGGACTCTGATGCAGTCCCTCTACCGGACCGAGCCGGAACTGGTGGACGGGGCGATCGTCCCCGTCTGCCGGTGCCGGGAGTGCAACGCCCGGGCGGAGCGTATTCCCCCGCCCGGGCGGGAGCCGGAAGGCGTGGAACACGCCGAGAACTGCTGGTTGCGCGGCGTCCCGCCGCGGCACAAGTGCAACTGAAAGGAGCCGTTATGAAGATGTCGTACCAAGTGTATCGCGCCGAGGTGATGGCGCGTCTCAAGACGGAGGTGACTCCGCTGCTGAAGAAGGCGCTCGCCGCCGTAAAGCGCCGGGATCTTGTCGAGGTGAACAAGCTCATGTCGGCGGCGAAGGCCATGATGAAGCTGGCCGACGTGGCGCTGAAGGACGCGAAGAAGAAGCGGTCGATCGAAGAGGTCGCCGAGGACTACTACGCCCGGGAGGACCGGGCGCGCGCGAACGTACCCACTTCGGGTACGTCCAAGCCCAAGACCATCCGGGACCTCGTCGCGTCCTTGGGTGACGACTACTCGAAGGGAGACTGACCGTGGACAACCTCAAGGAGATCGTCGCGCAGGCGCGCGCCGCGGCTCAGGCGGCGCCGCGCCTCCTCGACGCGGAGAAGGCGCTCTCGGCCAAGATCAGCGAGCTGCAGGGGGAGCGGGTCCTCGTCGTCGCCGCGTTACCGTCGAAGGCAGAGGTCCTCGAGAACATCGACCGGCTCGTGGACGTTCAGGCGGAGCTGTTCGCGAAGCAACGCGCGGGCGCGTTCGCCCAG